TGAAACGGCTATGGATTCAGCATACGAGTGGTATACGTCGGGTCCTCGTCAACGTTTACAACCAGGTGGTGCGATTGTCATTGTTATGACACGTTGGTCCACGAAAGATTTAACAGGCAAATTGTTAAACGCACAATCAGAACCGAAAGCAGATAAATGGGAAGTAGTAGAATTTCCTGCTATCATGCCAAGCAATACACCTGTCTGGCCAAACTATTGGAAGCTAGAAGAATTAGAAGCGGTTAAAGCATCACTGTCCGAGGCTAAGTGGCAAGCACAATGGCAACAAAATCCAACTTCAGAAGAAGGATCTATCATCAAAAGAGAATGGTGGAAAGAATGGAGAGAAAAAGAAATTCCTGATTTGATACATATCATACAAAGTTATGACACAGCCTTCAGTAAAAAAGAAACAGCCGATTTTTCTGCGATCACCACGTGGGGAGTTTTCTATCCTCCGAACAAGGGGCCCCACCTAATTTTACTTGATGTTCGTAAGGGGAGGTGGGACTTCCCTGAATTAAAAAAAATTGCATTAGAGGAGTATAAGTACTGGGAACCAGAGACTGTGATAATCGAAGCTAAGGCAACGGGTACACCCCTAACTCACGAATTACGTCAAATAGGAGTCCCTGTTGTCAATTTTACACCAAGTAAAGGAAACGATAAGCATGTACGTGTAAACTCTGTTGCACCTTTGTTTGAAGCTGGTAAGATTTATTATCCTGCTGATAAGCGATGGGCAGAAGAAGTTATTGAAGAATGCGCCGCTTTCCCTTATGGTGAGTACGATGATTTAGTTGATTCAACTACACAGGCGTTAATGCGTTTTCGTCAAGGTAGCTTTATTAATCTACCAGATGACTATCAGGATGAACCACGGATCACGCAACAAAGGGAATACTACTAATGGCTGATGATCGAATAGGACAACCAATAAAAATTGCTGATATGTTTCTTAAAATTGGTAGAAATATTGCTGATACACAATTGGAAAGAGGAGATATTACAAAAGAGGAATATGATGATATAATTAAAATTCTTTATCCTACACCAACGATTGCTAAAAAAGATGGTGGTATTGTTCACATGAATAGTGGCGGTGATGCGTTATTAGGGCAACTTGTAGCAAACTTAAAGAACAAACCAAAGCTAGCCTCGACAACTGAAACAATGATGGATGTAATACGATCTTTAGACGAACCTAAAGACGTAGTAGTGGAAAGACAAACAACAAAAACATCAAATGTTTTAAAAGGTTCTAATGTTATGAGAAAGATGGGACCAGAAGTTATTGAAGTTTTTGATAAAGCAGGAATTACAAAAGCACAAATTGCTGAAATTCAAAAAGTTCCTAATATAAATGATTATCTAGATGACTTTGATGGTTTTAATAAAGCGATGAAAAAATATCGGACCACGGCACTTAAAGGCTTAGATAAAGATCAGTTAGCCGCAATTCAAAAAACTGGATACTTATCTGGATATAAAACAAATATTATGGATGACATTATGAAAAAAGGAGCATCTTATAATCCAAAATCAAAAAAATATACAATCAAACCAAAATATAAAAATGCTTTATACATAAATAAAAAAGGTGAGCCTGCTATTACAAAAGCTTTTCAAAATAACTATCTTGATAAAAATTTTGATTATGTATTTAAAAACAAGGAAGTAGCTACGGGTGTAAAGAAACCAAGGATACAATCAAAAGTTTATTCAAAGATACAAGAGATTGGTAGAAAGACATTGAACAAAGCACAACAATTAAATTTAGATTTTGCTTTAGCACAAGTTGATAAACTTTTTAAAAGTGCTCCTGATAAGGCTAAGGAAATATTAAAACAAATAGCAAAAGGAGTTAAGACAGGCAGATTGTTTATGGCTGGTGGTCCAATGACTTTTCTTGCTGAAAGTATCGCAATGGATCCAGAGTTTCAAAAGATGTTAAGCTCAAATCCTGCCTTCGCTAATTTGTTTGGAAAAGAAGGAGAGCCTCAGTTTTATAAAGATGGTGGCTCTGCTGAATCATCAAAAAATATTTCCGATGAAAATTTAAATATGATAGAAACTGTATTGAAAGATATATATAAAAGACAAGGTAGAGAAGTTCTAGATGATAGTGAAGTAATAGAAATAGCCTTAGCTCTTGCAAAAGCAAGATCAATAGGTATAGGAGACAAGGAAGTAGAAGTAGACTTTGGAGGAACCTCAGAAGACAATATTAATCTTCTTATTGATGGCATAAATATGATGCAAGGTTCTGCTCTTGAAAAAGCCAAAGCCAGTGATATGATTCTAACTGCTGAAGAGGCTAAAGATAGCACAAAAAATTTCATTGAAAGAGGCATAAATAAATTAGGTAGAATGTTTGACTAAATTACAATAAAAGGAAGTTATGGCTATAGATAAAAAAATACAACCAGAGAATGCAGAGCTAGAAGCTCAAGAAGAAATTATAGTTGATGCACCTGGAGAATCAGAAGAGATAAATATTGAAATGACAGAAGATGGTGGAGCTTTAATTAATCCACCACTACAAGCACCGTCTACTGATTTTTATGCAAACTTAGCAGAAGTTGTCAGTGATGATGAATTAATGAGAATTTCAAATAAATTATTAGGTGAGTTTGAAGATGATAAAAGTTCACGAAAAGATTGGGAAGAAGGTTTTTCAAAAGGATTAGATTTACTTGGTTTTAAATACGATGAAAGATCACAACCATTTCAAGGAGCAAGTGGTGTTACACATCCGCTATTGGCCGAATCAGTTACACAATTTCAAGCGCACGCCTATAGAGAAATGTTACCAGCAAAAGGACCTGTTGATGTAAGTATTGTTGGTGAAGTTACAATGGATAAAGAAGCACAAGCAGAGCGTGTTAAAGATTTTATGAATTATCAAATTACAAATGTAATGCAAGAGTATGATCCTGAAATGGATCAATTGCTTTTTCATTTACCTCTTGCAGGTTCAGCATTTAAAAAAGTTTATTACGATGGACAGAAAAATAGAGCTGTTGCAAAATTTATTCCTAGTGAAGATTTAGTTGTTCCTTACAACGCTAGTGACTTGATGTCAGCAGAACGCATTGCACATGTGTTAAAAATGTCAGAAAATGATTTACGTAAAAAACAAGTATCTGGTTTTTATCGAGACATAGATCTTAATCCTGGTATCTCTGAAGATAATCCTATTCAAGAAAAAATGGATAAACTTGAAGGTGTGCAAAAAACAGATGAGGAGTATGATTTTAATCTAATAGAGTTTCATGC